TTGGGCCAGCGCCGATGGGCTCTCGCCCAACGCATCCAACAGCGTCGAGGTTCGCCGGATCCTTAGGAACCGCGCTCGGTATGAAACGGCCAACAACTCGTATGCTCGAGGGATCGTTCTGACCCTGGCGCATGACGTAGTGGGTACCGGCCCCCGGTTGCAGATGCTCACTGGCGACTCTGAAGCCAATCGTCGCATCGAGCAAGCTTTCATGCTGTGGGCTCGCTCGGTGCAGCTCGCTGAAAAACTCCGCACGATGCGGATGGCACGCGCCACGGATGGCGAATCTTTCGCAATCCTCACGAACAATCCTCGCCTCAATACCGAGGTCCAGCTCGATCTTCGCCTCGTCGAGGCAGACCAGGTCACGACGCCGGATCTCGACCGACTTTCCACCATCGCTGTCGACGGGATCGTGTTCGATTCCTCAGGCAACCCAGTCCAATACCATATCCTCCGCAATCACCCAGGTGATGGGTTTTACTCGGGTCGCAGCGATTATGAGCGCATTCCCGCAGATGCGGTGTTGCACTGGTTCCGAGCAGATCGACCAGGACAAACGCGTGGCATCCCGGACATCATGCCGGCATTGCCACTCTTCGCACAACTTCGCCGATTCACCCTTGCGGTTCTGGCGGCTGCTGAAACCGCAGCCGACTTCGCCGGGATTCTCTACACCGATGCGCCGGCCAACGGAGAGGCAGATGCGGCTGAACCCTTCGAACCGATCGAGCTGGAGAAACGAGCTTTGGTAACGATGCCAGGTGGTTGGAAGATGGCTCAGATGCAAGCCGAACAACCATCGACAACTTATGGTGAGTTCAAACATGAATTGCTCAACGAAATCGCTCGCTGTTTGAACATGCCGTTCAACGTCGCTGCGGGTAACAGCTCGGGCTACAACTACGCCTCGGGCCGCCTGGACCATCAAACTTATTACAAGGCGATCCGAGTCGATCAGTCGAATCTCGAACGAATCATCCTCGATCGCATTCTTGCGGCTTGGCTCGATGAAGCCGCTCTTCTCCCCGGTCTGCTTCCCGACGGACTTGGTCCATTTGCCCAATGGCCACACCAATGGTTCTGGGATGGGCACGAACATGTCGATCCCGCGAAGGAAGCTTCGGCCCAAGCCACTCGTTTAGCAAGTCACACCACCACACTGGCGGACGAATACGCCAAGCGAGGTCAAGACTGGGAAACACAACTTCGCCAACGGGCGAAGGAAATCGCTCTTATGTCGCAGCTCGGTTTAACCATCGAGCAAGTTTCTCCCGCTCCATCACAGGATAACGCAGATGTCGAAGACGAAGAGGTCCCCGCTGATGACGCTTAAGCCCCAGCAAAACCAGAGCCAACTGAGCATTTCCGCAACGGCTGTCTTCGACATCGATGCGGCAGCCGACGGTTCGACCGCAGCGTCGTTGCCTAAGTTCCGCATGGTCGCCTACACAGGTGGACCGATGCGTGTGGCTGGCTGGCGTTACCCAGTGATCATCGATCTAGCCGGTCTATCGGTCCCATCGCAGGCCAGGCCGATCCGCTTCGGACACGATCCACTCTCGGGTGTTGGCCATACCGATGCGATCCGAGTTGAAGGTGGCCAACTGATCGCCACCGGAATTGTCTCTCGCGATACACCGGCAGCACGGGAAGTCGTGGTGAGTTCTAAGAACGGATTCCCCTGGCAAGCCTCCGTCGGCGCTGGCGTGGATGAATTCGAGTTCGTCAAGGAAGGGCAAAAGGTCACTGTCAACGGGACGCAGTACAGCGGTCCGGTGAATGTCGTCCGCAAGTCCTCTCTTGGAGAAATCAGTTTCGTAGACCTTGGTGCCGACGGAGCAACCAGCGCGAGCGTCGCTGCCCAGGCATCTGCAACCCCTGGAGAACCAGATATGCTCGATTCGCAAACCCAAACCCAAGACGATCCCAACGCAGCTCCTGTTGCACCGGTCGCTCCCAATCCAGCAACACCCGAACCTGTAACCACCCAGCCAGAAGTCACCGCGGCCATCGAAGCAATGCGGAGTGCTCATGCGACCGAACTGGATCGAATCGCAGGGATTCGTCGCATTTACAACGGTGCACTCCCAAGCTTGGAGGCTCGTGCGATCCGCGAAGGTTGGAACCTGGAAAAGGCCGAGCTCGAAAAGATCCGAGCCACGCGCCCTGCTGTTCCTGCCATCCATGTGCAAAACAACACGATCAACGCTTCAGTTCTCGAGGCAGCTTGCTTCATGGCAGCCAACCTCTCGAACGTTGAGGACGTCGCCGATGAGCAATCGCTTGAGTTGGCAGCCAGACGGTTCCGAGGTGGGATCGGCTTGCAAGAGCTGATTCTTGAAGCTGCCTGGGCGAATGGATACTCCGGACGCAACTTCCGCGATCACCGCGCCGTGATGCGAGCTGCATTCGGCAATTCCATCGAAGCAAGCTCGGTAAGCAACATCGACATCGGTGGGATACTTTCCAACGTGGCCAATAAGTTTCTCTTAGACGGGTTCTATAGCGTCGAGCGTGTCTGGCGAAACATCTGCGCGGTTCGCAACGTCTCGGACTTCAAGACCGTTACCAGCTACCGGCTTATCGGTAAGGACCAATACGAATTGGTCGCACCAGGGGGTGAGCTCAAGCACGGCAACCTTGGGAACGAAAGTTACTCCAACCGAGCTGACACCTACGGCTTGATGATGGCCGTCGACAGACGCGACATCATCAACGATGACCTCGGAGCGATCACGACCGTTCCGAGGAAACTCGGTCGCGGATCAGGCTTGAAGATCAACGATGTATTCTGGGCGATTTTCCTCAACAACTCCGCATTCTTCACGGTAGGAAACAAGAATTTCCTATCGGGGACCGACACGGTTCTCTCCATCGATGGATTAACCAAGGCCGAAGTCGCCTACTACGACCTAGTCGATTCCGACGGCAAACCGATCGGAACGATGCCTGCCATCATGCTCGTGCCAACCGCATTGTCGGCGATGGGCTCGCAGCTCTACAAGTCGGTGGAGATGCGTGATGGAACCGCCAATGCTCGTGTTCCGATCACCAACCCACACGTGGGCAAGTTCCGCGTGGAGGTCAGCCGGTACCTAGCCAACGCCCTTTACACCGGCAACTCATCGAAGGCCTGGTACCTGATCACCGACCCGAACGATCTGCCACTGATCGAGGTCGCGTTCCTCAACGGCCAAGAAGCTCCGACGATCGAAACCGCAGAGGCGGACTTCAATGTTCTCGGTGTTCAGATGCGAGGTTACCACGATTTCGGTGTCGCGCTTCAAGATCCACGTGCAGCCATCAAGTGCAAGGGTGAGGCATAAGCCTCGCTCGCTGCATTGTTCATTTCTTCATCCGATCCACCCATTGAGGTTTAGCCAATCATGCCACAGGCAACGTTCATTCAAGAAGGTCACTACATCGATCACACTCCCGCAGGCGCGCTTGCCTCCGGGGACGTGGTGGTCCAAGGCGATCTCGTTGGCGTCACGGTTCGGCCGCTAGCAGCGGGCGAACTTGGCTCGCTCGCGGTCGATGGAGTTTTTGACTTCAACAAGAACACCGGCGTCGCATTCACGGTCGGCACCATCCTTTACTGGGACGACACCAACAACATCGCGACGACGACTTCCGCTGGTAATAAGTCGATCGGCAAAGTTGTGCGAGCTGCAGCATCTGCGGACACCACGGTTCGCATTCGCCTGAGTCAGTAACGCAGGACTTGCTTAGCGTTTCACCATCAATTTCCATTTCATTTTCATCGAAGGGATCATTATGAAAAGCAACCTGTTTGCACTCACTGCTTTGATCGCTGCATCGTTTGGCAGCGTCGTTTTTGCCCAAGATCGGAACTGCCCTGATGGCAATTGCCCGATTTTACAAACCGCCCCCAGTACGATCGTTCTGGATCCGCTGAAAGAAAGCCTGACCTTCGAGACGTCGCGATCGGGGTTTAGGACTCAGGCTCAGAGTCTTGATCGTTTTGATCAGGTCATTCGAGCAACGGTCCGAGTAACGGTGAGCAACGTGTGCGGGAGCGGTACCGTCGTTGGCCGTACGGCCGAAGGCAATGCAATCGTCCTTACCAATGCCCATGTGGCTGGCACCAAGCGTGGTCGTGTGGTCAACGTCGAACGATGGAACACGAATGGAGCGAGCGAACGAGGAAATGCCGCGATCATCGCTTCGGGGTACGGTCGGGGAACCAGCGTGGACTTTGCTCTCCTAAAGTGCAGCGGAGATTTCGCCAAAGATGTCGATCCAATTCCTCTAGCCGATCGTTACCCGAGCGACCAATCGTCGGTGACGACCTTCGGAAGCCCAAGGTGTGAGTGGCCAAGCCTGCAGGTTCTACGGCTCAATCGCAAGGAGGGACAAATCCTTTCTTGGAAGCCGGAAGCCATCGGAGGTCGCAGCGGTTCGAGCATCATCGACTATACCGACGAGGGACCACGCGTGGTGGGGCTTCTTACCTGGGCCGGAGGTGGTGAAGGCTTGGGGCAATCGACTCCGTTTCTTCTGAGTGCGATGCGAGGCAAGCTTCCTGCAACCCTCGAAGGACTTCCTGCGGGTGCTCGCGAAGTAAGCTGCCAAGTCGAGGAAAGTCAGGAAATCGTTCAGGTTCCATCGACGATCTACGGAGAGCCGATGCAGGTCCCACTCGGGCTTCTAGCCAAGTCAGACACCCAGGACGATCTGATCGATTCGATCGTCGATCGACCAAAACTAAGACCTGCACCCAAAAATCCGGAAGACTCCGGCATCATCACTGATCGAATCACCGACCGAATTAAAGAGCAATATATGTGGAGCACATCCACCTTAGTTGCAACCTCGGCCGGTTCGAGCATCGCGATTCTCTTAGCGCTCCAGTATGGTCTGCCGGTTGTGCTTCAAGCGATCCGAAATGCCAGGAAGCAGCGTGGAAACGCAGTGCTCGATGAGGAGCAATTCAAGAAGCTGATGGAACAGTATCAAAACCTGCTCAAGCTTTTGGAACAAAACAATCAGCCCCCAACGAGCAAATCGTAAGGGGGCGAACGATGGTCGATCTACTTCGCCTAGGCCAGCAGTGGCTTGCAAGCAAGCTCAAATCGCATGCCTCAAGCACTGTGGTTTATGTGCGAGGTGCAAATCAAGTGAGCGTCTCGGCCACGATCGGCCGGACGCTGATGAAACTTGATGACGGTTACGGTGGCATCCGGATGCAATGGACCGATCGTGACTTTCTCATCGCTCCTTTGGATTTGATTATCGCCGGATCGGCAATCACCCCCGAGCGTGGTGACACGATCCACGAGACCGTTGGCACCAAAGTCTATACCTATGAAGTAAACGCTCCAGGGGGAGAACCTGCCTGGCGCTGGTCAGATCCTCATCGCAGCCTGTATCGAATCCACACCAAGGAAATCGGAATCGCCTGATGCCCGCAAATATCGTCGCGATCGCAGATGCAATCACCGCAGAGCTAAACGGCAATAGCTTCAGCCAGCCGTTTACCGCTCAGCGGCTGTATTTACCCATCTACGACCTAAAGACAATGTCGGATTTGAAGGTATCGGTCGTACCCAAAGGGCTTAGCACTTCCTCGCTAGATCGCACCAGAGACAACTTCGATTACCAGATCGATGTCGGGATCCAAAAGAAAACCAAAAACGAGATCGCAACTATCGATGCTT